GAGATTCGGGATGCTTTAGACGACAAACAAGTTCGGGACATGACCAAATCCCAACTGGTGAAAGGAGCATTCCGTATGCTCACACTCAAACTTGGTCAAGCAAACATTCCAATGATTGTAACCAATCACACCTACGATGTCATCGGATCTTATGTACCAACTAAAGAAATGGGAGGAGGCAGCGGCCTCAAGTATGCAGCGTCTACAATCATCTATCTGTCCAAGAAGAAGGAGAAAGACGGCACCGATGTCGTTGGAAACCTTATCAAGGCAAAGACTGCTAAGTCGCGTTTAAGTAAAGAGAACAAAGATGTTACAGTACGTCTCTATTACGATGAGCGTGGTCTTGATAAGTATTATGGTTTACTTGAGTTGGGAGAACTTGGTGGACTCTGGAAGAACGTTGCAGGTCGTTATGAGATAGGCGGCAAGAAAGTTTATGCTAAAGCGATTCTCAAAGAACCCGAAACATACTTTACCGAAGAGGTGATGGAAAAGTTAGATGCTATTGCTAAGGAGGAGTTTTCTTACGGTTCATGAATGTATTAGATTTATGTTTGAAGATTGATCAGGCAATTCCTGACTCAATCTGTGACGAGTTCGTTAATATATTTAACGAGAGTGATAGAAAACAGAGACTTGATAGAAATGGATATCCAAACTGGACTAATCTATTCGTTCAAGATCTTACTGATCATGAACATTATGATGTGATTCAGCAAAAGATTGAAAAACAAAATCATATATTCCTCAATACATATCAAAATTATATTGGGGAGTATGGAAAGTACTTTGAGTCTCATACCTTTGAGTTTGAGGGGGGAAATATTAAGTGCTATGAAAGTGGTACGGAAGATAGGTATGATTTTCATGCTGACACTAGTTCACTTCTCACCTCACGTAGATACCTTGCTATGATATGGTATCTGAATGATGACTTTGAAGGTGGAGAAACTGTATTCTACCCCGAATGTTCAATCAAACCCAAAAAAGGATCTGTACTTATCTTCCCTCCTTACTGGATGTTTCCTCATAGGGGCAAACCAGTATTAGAAGGTAAAAAATATATTATGTCAACTTACTGTCTCTGGTCAAATGGATAAAATTGAGTTCTTAATCCTTAAGAATCTTCTTCATACTGAAGACTATTGGAGAAAAGTTATTCCCTTCTTAAAATCTGAATATTTTGAGGATACTAATCAAAAGATAGTGTATGAAGAGATTGAATCTTTTGTTACTCAATACAATGATACTCCTACAAAAGAAATATTGAGTATTGAAGTAGAAAAGAGAACAGACATCTCTGATATTGGATTTAAAGAAATATCAAAACTCATTAGTTATTTGGATAGCGAACCAGTTGACTTTGACTGGTTGATGGATACTACTGAGAAGTGGTGTCGTGATCGTGCTATTTACTTAGCACTAGTTCAATCTATTTCTATTGCAGATGGTAAGCATGAGAAGCATAGTCCTGATGCCATCCCATCAATCCTATCTGAGGCTCTTGCTGTTGGTTTTGATAATCACGTAGGACATGATTACTTAGAAGATTGTGCTGAAAGATATGATCTATACACCAAAAAAGAATCTAGGATTCCGTTCGACCTTGAGTTCTTTAACAAGATTACAAAAGGTGGTCTTCCTAATAAAACACTCAATATTGCTCTTGCTGGGACTGGTGTCGGCAAGTCTCTGTTTATGTGTCATATGGCTTCTGCTGTCTTACTTCAGAATAAGAACGTACTGTATATTACTGCAGAGATGGCTGAAGAGAAGATTGCGGAACGTATTGACGCAAATCTCTTAAACATTAATATTCAAGATATTGCTGATCTTCCTAAGCAAATGTTTATGAGTAAAGTTAACAACGTTGCTCAAAAGACACAGGGAACTCTTATAATTAAAGAATACGCAACGGCATCAGCACATGCTGGACACTTTAGGTCACTTCTTAATGAACTTGCACTTAAGAAGTCATTTAGACCTGATATTATTTTTATTGATTACCTTAATATATGTGCTTCCGAAAGATATCGCGCTGGTAGCAATGTCAATTCATATACAGTTGTCAAAGCAATTGCTGAAGAACTTCGAGGGTTGGCTGTCGAAGCAAACGTCCCTATCGTTTCTGCCACGCAGACCACTCGCTCTGGTTATGGCAGCAGTGATGTTGAACTCACTGATACTAGTGAGTCCTTTGGGTTGCCTGCTACTGCTGATCTTATGTTTGCCCTTATTAAAACTGATGAGCTTGAGGAGTTGGGACAGATACTTGTAAAGCAGTTGAAGAACCGCTATAATGCTGAGACTGTATTCAAACGATTTGTGATTGGTGTTGATCGTGCAAAGATGAGACTGTATGATTGTGAGCAAACCGCACAGGATGATTTACTTGACAACAAACAGGAAGAGCAGTATAGTTATGAGGACAAACCTAAGAAAGTATTTGAGGGATTTAAGTTTTGAATAATTATGTTGACTTTGTAAAACAAACTACTAGTGAACCTAGTTTGAACTATGGTGCTATGGCATCTCGTCTTGCTGAACTTGAAGCCTCTGGAGTAAACACTACTCAACTTTTAACTGCTTCTCTGGGATTGACTGCAGAAGCAGGTGAGTTTACTGAGGTAGTGAAGAAGATTGTATTTCAAGGAAAACCTTATACTGAAGATAATGTATTTCATATGAAGCGTGAACTTGGAGATATCTGCTGGTATCTTGCTCAAGCATTCATGGCATTGGATACTGACTTTGATGAGATTCTTGATATGAACATTGAGAAACTGAGTGCTCGTTACCCTGCAGGAACATTTGATTCCTATTATTCTGAAAATCGTGTAGAGGGAGATGTATGATTAATCTTGAAATTAGCATACCAGCTGCAATTGCTCTTCGACAGGCATTGTATCGCGAACAGCATGGATATACTTTAGATCTATCTTGTTGTCCAACGAGGGTCATTGATATTCGTAATCTTATTGTAGAACTCGACACTAAAATTGAGGAACGACTTAATGAGCAAGAAAAAGTTCAAGAACAAGAAGAATGATGAATGGGAGTATGAGGAAACTCCTGAAGTTCGTGCTGCTATCGCAAAACTGCACGAAGATATCCGTCAACGTAAACTGAAAGAACAAGACGACAAACTTAACTACGACACTGGAGGAAAATGAAAACGATTAGTCTTAATGAATATCTTATTGCAGGTGAAGAGTTTTGGCCTAAGTATTGGTATGTTGCTAAAGAACTTGGTGAAAATGCAAAATCAGAAGACATTCTAAAAATCATGGAGTCTCTTGCCGGTGTTGCTATGAAAAATCGTGCAGAAGAAAAAACTGGACCATTTGGATTTAATAAAAAAGGTCTTATTGCAGAAGATGAATCTCCTATAGAGGAATAAATAATAAAATAAAAGAGATTAGGATATGTTATCTAATCAATACCGGCAACGGATGGAGTTTATTTGTAAACGCATCAGTCAAGGTGAAGAGGTACAATTATCTGATATGATATGGGCAACTAAACTAGCAAAAGCAAATAGGTCTGCTGGTGAAATGTTGAGAAGAGCAAAAAGAATAGCACACAATCCAGACATTCAAGAAGGAAGTTTGGATGATTTTATGAATAGGATGGACTTGGGAGACCCTGATCCATCCAATCACAAAACAGGATTTAATAGCGCAGATGACATTAGCGATTGGTTCCACCAAAACAGAACAGATGACTGGAGACAAAGAGACTAGAGAACTAATTGATGACGTGTTTTATATTTGGGAAACCAGATATGGACTTTGGAGCACTGAGACTAAACAAGGACGTAAAATGTTGTCTGGATTACATAAAGATAATGTAATCATTATGACACGATGGCATCTCAAGTGCGAACAAGACGGAACTCTTGACCAATACACAAGAGTTGTTGGTGATGCAAAATTTGGAGTTGACTTATGATTAAAGATGATGTTCCTTATTCTCTGATAAATGATATCGCTGAAGACATCGGTGGTAAAGTAGAGCACTATAAATGTTGGGATTATGATTCGGGCAGTCCCACTGAGTATAGAAAAATTGTAATCGTGTACGGACACGAAAAAGTAAATGACGACAGTCCTTAACTATGCTGCTGCCATTTGGTCTGTTGTAATTATGAACTGCATTCAACCGGTGAACTGGAAAGCATGTCTACCAGTTCATGAATGGTTGCTTCCAGAAATAAAAACAGGTATTGAATTATATCTTGATCCTTCTATAATATACAAAAACGAAAGAGAATATTTGAATAATATAAATATAAAAAAGTAATGTGTTAAAAGAAATGTCTTCTGTATTGCGTAATTTCATGGAGGCTTATACGGCTGTCCATAATCCTGAAGCTAAAGAAGAGTTCTATGCTAGTAGAGATTCCCTTAGTGAGTTGGATTTCTCCTTGATTAACGAAGAAGAACTTAACGATATTTGTGAAGAGATCGTTCAAGAATTGTTTGAAGAAGGTTGTAATGTAACCGACGTTGATCTTATAGTTGATGGAATGCTTTCTGAAGCAAAAGTGACTTATGGTAGTGATACTGATAGTCCTAGAGCAATGAAAGTCAAGGCAATGAAGACCGGACTTAAAGGTGCAATGGACAAAGTAAAGTCTAAAGCATCAACTGGTGCTGTTAAAACGTATGGCGCATATAGAACTGCTAAGGTAGCAGCACAAGACAAAGCAAGAAGAACGTCACAGACTGCTAAGAATATGTCTGCTCAGACTGCTAGAGCAGCAATGGATGCTAAGGCAAAAGCAAAGTCTGGTATCAAAGGTATGCTGAAGAAAGCAGCAGAGA